TCCTACTGCACTGTTATCTTCTGCTAATGCACCGGTTGACTTTGATTGAATCAATGCGATACAATTTGAAACAGCAGTTAACGGTGCAGTTGGAACTGTGATTGTACTTGATGTTGGATTATACACATACGAATTTGAAACTATGCGAATATCTGTTTGATATCCTATAAAAGGTAATCCATCTTGCGGATTTGGCCAACCATTACCAATAGTCAATGAATTAGATTCATACACTATATTGTCTGTTTGCGTACCACCGCAACGAACTCCGTTAACCCAAACGGCCTCTACATTACTATTGGCAGCATTTCTACTTACTGCAATATGATACCAAACATTTTTTACAAAATTTGTACTAGGTACATATATATTTTGACCAACAAAATATCCATCTACTCTTATGTTTGAATTATTAACTGTTTGACTACCGTCCCAATAATTATCATTAACATATATTCCTAGATAGTGCGGTTGTCTTGTGGTATCGCTTGGACTACCTATAAAAGTACCTACGCATCTACTAGCACTATTATCCCATTTGACCCATCCCTCTATTGTAAATGAACGGGTAGTAGTTGGTCTTGCTTTACCAGTTATGAGATTATAAGGTCCGGTATAATCTGTGTTATTTACGATAGCATCATTTGGAGTAGAACCGGATCCACCCCCACCAGATCCAAGATTAATTGTTATTCCTGAATTTAATGTTATTCCACTGTTTATTGTTATACCTGTCATATTTTTCCTTTATTGAAATATCTCTGGGTGCATCTTGCCCCAAACTTTAATATACTTACCAGCCACCATGTCTGCAAGCATTTCTATTGGGCTACCTGGGTAGCTATCTTCTGGCTTAATCATGTTAAGCTCTGTTTGACGTTGATGCGTAAGTTCATGTATAACTGTTCTTAATATATCAACTAAATTACGATTCTTTACATACACCCAAATACTATTACCACTATGTGAGCCTGTGTGATGATTACCTTGTGCTTCTTCTGTGTCATAACTTAGTTCAAACTGTGGTGGGTTTTTAATGTTTAATAGTTTATAACACCATTCAATGAATTCATAGATATGTGCGTCACGTTCTTCATCGTTCAATTCAACTGACTCACGCATTTGCATTGGCCAAGGTTTAGGTGATACACGATTACGCTTTTCTTCTTCATGTTCTTTATCAATTTTAGCTTGTTTCTTTTGTGCTAATTCATATTCACCAAAACCATGATAGACTTTACGGTTTACATTGTTAGTCTTATCCATTTGCGCTAGTTCTTTACGCATTTGTGCTAATGACGCTTCGTCTAAATTTTTAACCCAAGTGTCAGGTGTATTACCATACTTTTTAACAAACAAGTCATGTAGTTTCTTACCTGTGATTCCATGCTTTTCTGATACCTTTGTCATTAATCTGTCAATGGTATCATAGTCGAACTTCTTCAACGATGGTAGCTTTTTAGCTAACTCGCTTTCTGGACTTTCACGTAGGAATTCATTTGCTCTCATAAGTATGTATTTATCTGAAAATGCTCACTTTAGAATTTGCGGTAGCGAATCGCTTGTTCTGCCCAGCAGCCGGGCCACACGGTCCTAAGGTAGGTGTGTTCTTAGACGGGACTATATGGATTGCGAAACTTGTCGTATCCATCGTCCTCGGGGTATACAGGGTAATCGTTTGGGTTACATAACATAAATATTCCCTACACATCCTCTTAAAACTTCAGCAAAGTATTGTGATAAATCATCACCTATACCTTGTGATTCATATTGTCTTGTTTCTTCGTCACGGAATTCTGATTTTAGATTAAGATACTTACTTGGGTTGCCCCATGCTTGACGACCATAACCCAAGTTAGTTGGTAATGGTTTAAGTGTAATAGTTCCTGTACCTAGATACTGTGCAAATAATTCATATAAGAATTCATATGGGCGTTTAATTTCATTACTGCGACTGCTACGTTGTGTACCAATAGCATTAAACAATGCATTGTATTCTGGTGTCAATTCCCATTTTAAACTACCACCTCTTACACCAACTTTACCATAACATCTTTCTAACATTTGATTGACAGTACTGAAGAAATATTGTTCGGCTTCGGGCCATGCACCTGTCCTATTACTAACATTGCGATGCCCAGCTTGAATAGCATGACCAAATCTATGCGCCATGATCCACGGTGTCATCATTACTTTGCTATCACCTTTGTTACCCACAAACACTACGGTGATAGCATCTTCATGACCATCAACAATTTGATTTCCTGCATCTCCAAATATAATTTGTACAGTTTTTGGATCCATAGGTCCATATTCACTGTAACGTCCTGTGCCTGGAATGTTACTAAAGAACAATCTAAAATCGTAGGGAGTTTTTTCTAAAAATCTTTGTGTCTTTAATTGATTAGTTGGATGAGGTACTAATCTTTTATCAACACCTCTGAATGGTCCTGGCTTTTCAAAGTCACCCATAGGAGTGAATTGTTTAAGAGCCATTTCATCAGTAATTTCAGGTCTAGATAAATTAAATATTGCACCCATATGCGGATCATAGTCTTTATCTAATTGCCAGTTAGGTAATAAACGTTTAATCATATTGGCATATAATGATATGCGAGAATTCCTATCATCTTGTTTAGCACTGAAAGTAAGTTGTTGTACACCAGCACCATAAAATTTTAAGAATTCACGTGTAACCTCAACCGCATATGACATTACTTCTGTTGAGTTACCTGTACCAGTTAATCCGTGTAAATCTAAATCGCTTGGATCTGATGGTTCTCTTAATAAGCGAAATGAAATTTCCCACTTCTCCGGAGCACCATCCTGAAAATGAGAAAGAGCTTGCCAACTGTATTTTCTATCACCTACTTTGAATTCAGCGATAGCTTCAGTTTCGTCACGGCGACGCCATCTCCAGTTCTCCTTACCAGATTGGAATACTTCAGAGATGAACTCACCGGCTCTCATTTACTCACGGTCTGTTTTAAGAATACTACGAACGAACCAAGCTTTCTTACCATACAAGTCTTGTAATTCAGCCATGTAGTTAGCAATGCCTTGTTGACGGTCTTCTGTTGCAATATCAAAAATATGAACAGCTAACTCACCCATCTTATGAATATCTTGTAGTGTTTCTACAAACATCAATTCAGCACGTGGAATCTTTGTTTGATCCTCAATGATAGTTAACTCACCATAACGTTGTAAGCTGCCTGGTGTATAACTACCCAATACTCTTATATATTCAGCAATCTTGTCAATAGTTTCATTTACATCTTGATACAATGTGTCATAGAATGCATGATATTGTGGGAAATTACTACCTTCAATGTTCCAGTGAAAGTTTTGTGATTTGATAGCAAAACTTTGTGTGCTTGCTAATAATATTTTTAAGTTGTCTGCTAACATGTTATTTCCCAGGTGGGGTTCCTTTGTTCTTTAGATAGAAGTCAATTACACCTCTATCCATTTTAGTGTCTCAATAGTAATGTACTTAGTACGTTATTGTCATTAGCACTTACATCACCTTCGCCCGGTGCAACAATAACATTGTACTTCATCTGTACACCTGAGCTAATTTCTTTGTTTCTCAAATCTTCAATATCTTTCTGTTTTGCACCCTGTGCTAAAAGTTGTTGAACTCTAGCACCATTTTTTGCATGCCAATCGTGTATAGCCTTTAACCTTTTAGTCATATATTCTTCATAAGACAGAATACTATTTACACTGATTTTATATGCTGTTGCTAGACGGTGTTTTAATTCACGTAATGCTTCTGGGCTAGCAACTTGCCATTGACCAGCTTCACCTTTTGCTAGATTACCTTTAGCATCCTTAGCTAACAAATCATAGAATAGATTTTCTGGAACAATACGACTATTTTTAGTTGTATCTAAGTTAGCATCATTTGCTTTAACTTGTTTTTCTTGGGATGTATTAGCACCCTCACTCCAGTTGATAATGAAGTTAGGTGGTTTTTGTGCAAGTGCGGCACCAGCCATCTTAGTATAAGCATAGAATTTAGTATCTGGATGCTGTGCAGCCATCTTTAATGCCATGTCTAAGTATTCTGGGCTAAAGAAGTCACCAGCATCATGCCAACGAATAGTAACTGCATAGTCACCCTTCTTACCTAACGCTTCTTCTTTTGCAATCTCTGAACTTAGTGTGTTAAAGAATCCGTTTGGATCGTTCAATAAGAATGTTAATATACGACCATCACTTAACCAAGCAGCCTTGAATTGAATCTTACCGCCCTTCATTGCAAAGCAATCTCTTTTACAACTACCAGCGCCTGGACATGTGTTAACAATGATTAGCTTGTTAGTTGCTTCATCCACTGCAACACCTGTTAATGCGGCAAAGCCAACGTTAAAGAATTGTTCTAAGTCACCGTTACTGTGCTTCATCTTTTCATTTTGCTTTAATAACTTTTTAGGACGTTGCTTTAGTGCCTCAATAACCGCTTCTTCTTTGAAACGTTTACCTGCTTCGTCATAGTATTCAATAACACTACTACGATGCATATATGGCATTTTATACTTGTCAGTTTTAGTTTTGCCAGTTGTATATTTTGCAATACCTTTTTTATCTAACTTAACATTACCTTGTTTGTCTAAATCATCAGTACCTTTGATGCGAGTCATATAATCCTGAAACTCTTGTCCACCTAGTTCACGTTGTTGTGCTGGTAATGCAGTTGCTTCATCAACTTGATGTTTCCTACGTATGATTTCATCAGAAATAGCGGCTATAATTTTTAATCCAATTTCATCTCTTTTAATTGTTTTTATCATATGCAATAAGTCAGATGTTGAATAATTTTTATAATTAGCGTGTGTACTTCCAGCAGACCCTTCATCTACTTCTTGGTCATCTTCCATACCAGCAAATTGTTGCGGTGTCATAATCTTGATGCCAGACACTGCACCGGGTAATCTTGGCTCTGCGCCTTCGTATAATTCTTTAATTTTCATTTAGCTGACTTTCTTAATGCGTCTGCTGTTGGCGCACCTTTGCTACCCGGCTTACGCATATGTTCACCGCTACCATGCTTGATTCGTTCACGTTTAGCATGTATATTAGCCCATAGACCTTTGCTTTCTTCGTCTACTTTTTTGTTCTTATTGTTTAACATTCCACGCTTGTTAGCAGTTGCCCATGCGATGTTCTCTGCTTCTTTATCACTGTGACCTAATTTCTTTTCACTAGACTTAACATGCTTTACCATGCGGTCAACTTTAGCGCCTTCTTCAAACTTGCCTTTTACTTTACCACGTGAACCAACTTGATGCACTTCAGCATCAGGATGTTTTTCGTCACGATCCTTAACTGCACTATCTTTATCACTATAACTTGCTAACGAAACTGGCTTGCCATCTTTGTTAATGTGATAAGAGTCTGGTTTTGGTTTTCTTTTACCAACGTTCATCTCTGATACATTTTTATCTTTATTGATTGGTTCTGGCTTCTTACCTATTGGGAAATGTTTCTCAGCATAGCGTTCACTATATTCACGCTTTTCTTTTTCACGTTGCAATGCTTTTTGCATACGAACACTAGCAGATTGTGCTTCGTTTGGCATTGATTTACCTTCTAAGTATTCACGTACTGTGTTTAGATAATCTTCAGCCTTAGCAAGTTTTTCTTGTACCCAGCCTTCAATTTCATCATCGCTAGTTTTTAAAATATTAAAAATTGTTTTAGCACTTTTAACAGACTGAACTACATCGCTCTTTGCCATTTCAATGCGTTCCATCTCATTGCGGTCTTTGCTTGTAAAACCACTTGGGCGTTTGCTCATTTGTCCAGGCATGATAATCAAATCATTTTCGCTGATTTCAGCTTCATCAACCATTTTCTTTTTAATGCCCTTAGTGATTCCGCTTTCACGTTTAATCATCTTGCCCATAGACTTAGGGGCTGGCGCCATTGATCCTGCAACAGTAGCACCCACTGCGCCTCCGGCTGTCATTTCTTCAAGACTGGTCTCACTACGTCCTGAACGAAATGACTTTTGTCCGGGTTCTGGCATTGATGCGACTGTGGCTTCTAATAAATTAGTGATTTTCATAATATATTCCGAATATCTTATATTTATCACAAATCCTAAACTAGGTATACTAATTAAAGAGCCGCTATTCTAGCTTGGAAATCAGTAAAGTCTGTGCTAGTCGCAACTAAAGTTTTTAATGTAGAAACACCAATATACTTGGTCGCACCTGTACTATCTTTAATGTCGCCACCTAACGGTAATGTTATATTGTTAGTTATGTCAAATATCCAATCAGACGGAGCAGTATTATTATTACCGGCATTGGCTGCAGTATTATATTTGGTTATTACAAATGTTGCATCACCGTTACCGGCAGTCATAGTCAATACGTCACCATCTTGATAACCAGTACCCGGAGTAGTTACACCAAGGTTAGAAACCTGACCACTTAGACCATAACCGTAACCTACTATCATACCTGTACCTGAGCCTCCGGAAACAGCAGAAGAACTTCCGCCGCCACCGTAACCACTGCCACCAGTTAATATTGTACAAATATTATATTGACCTGTTACTCTTACTGTTAGGTCGTTACTTGATGGAGCAATTATAGTAGCACTATTAGGCAATGTTAAATTACCATTCATGTCAAATACCCAAGGCTTAGTTCCTGGGACACTGATAGTAAATGTATCAGTCATACCGCCATTACTAACAGTTATAATATCACCGTCAGTATATCCAGTACCAGCTGTGTGTATAACAATGCTAGAATATGCACTACCACCATCAGCGACATCAACAGTTAATCCTGTACCACTACCACCTGTTGTAGGTAGATTACTACCAACACTACCTATACCCCAGCCTTGATTGTGGGTGAGGTTAGTAAGTGATGTTGGTATTCCGTCAGAAACGTTGAGAGTTAACTCATCAATCGTATATATTGAACCATCTGTATTAAAACGCCACTGAGACACGTTACCATTATTGTCGTTGCTGTTAATAATGATATTTCCAGTGTTTGCTAATTTAACATAGAAGTTATCATTACCCAAGAACAATTCAGTATTCCATAAGTTACCTGAAGTTAAATGTAAATGATTAAAGTCTGAGCCTGCTCCAGTTGGATAGATGAATAGTTGTTGGTCAGCATTAGTTCCACCTGATGGTTTTAGTGAAATCGTATTGCCATCAAGTCCACCAGTTGGTATACTTGTTTCGGTGATAACACCACCTGTTGGTAATGTTAGATTACCAGTAGCATCAAATGCCCAAGTATTACCACCAGTTTCAATATTGACATTACCCTCTGATAATGGACCTTGATCCGAGCTGCCTCCCCAAATATTAACACTACCACCAACGCTACTCCTACCACGACCACCAGTAATTTGTACATCACCACCAGCTGTGTTTCCTAGACCGCCTGTTATATTAACATAACCACCTGATTTTCCAATACCACCTTCTCCAGCAGTCATTACAATAAATCCGGGATCTCCCTGATTTGCCCCATCACCTGCTTCTATGCGAATGTAACCACCGTTGCCACCAGAACCACCTAGAGTGTTAGCACCGCCTTGACCACCACGAATCTTGATATCACCACCTGTTCCTGAAGCATTGCCACCGCGTCCAGCCCATAAGTAGATGTCACCACCTTCACCACCTTCATAACCTTTGCCTGGATTGATTACTAGTCGTTGACTATCGTTATAAGAACCTGAACCGTTTGGTGTTGAAATAATTGCTTCTTGTGTATTGTCACCAAACAACAGTGTTTGGCCTGTGATTGTGCTTGACACTGAGTCGCCGCGCGGTATAGTCAATGTTGGGAATACGGTTGTACCGTTAGTGCCAAAACTCCATGTCTTGTCTTTAGATGTTATCTTAGTTGATCCTACACCTATTACACCAGTTGAAGGAGTCTGAATATCAAGACTAGTAGTAGGTCCCAATGTCCATGTCACCAGGTCAGTTGACTGCATATATGCTAAACTCTGAGGAATATATGTAAGACCGTATGTGCCACTAGCATATATAATACTCCAATTTGAACCACCTAACACATAATAATTATTGTTGCTCTTGTCTCTAGTATAAATTGCATTCATACTACCATCAGTTTGTGTTCCACTAAGAGTAACTGTGTCAGGTACTTCGTTAATTACACCACCGTGTGGTAATGATAAGTTACCACCCTTATCAAATGTCCATGTAGAAGTTACAGTAGGACCACCATCAGAATTGGCAGTTTGTAATCTAATATTACCATCAACTGTTACCACTTCAAAATCGCTAGTCTCTGATGGTGTGATGTTGAATGTTTTTTGTCCACCACCATCAGTTGTTTGAGAAATGTTAGCACCATTTGCTAATTCTAAAATAGCATCGTCATGGAAAATCCATTCATAACTATTAACTTGAACAGAGGCAGCATTTTCTTCTACCCAGATGTAACTGTCATGGCTTTCTAACTGTGCATAGTTATTACCAACGATATTAACAACATCATTACTGGATCCTATATTATCACCGTCAAATGTAATATTACCTGTACTTGCACCACCACTTATACCATCTAATATACTTACACCATTTGCATAGTTAATCTTAGCTGTATTAGTTGGTAATGTTAAATTACCTGAAGCAGTAAAGTTCCAAGCAACACTAACATTAGTACCAATTTGCACACCAGCATTACCAAACAATGTAGCACCACTAGAAGTATCATCTAATCCTAAATACGCATTTCCGCTAGTAATATTAGCAGTAATACCAGCAGTACCAGTGCCAATGTTATATACAGAACCACCACCGGGTAATGTTAAATTACCATTTGTGCCAAAACTCCAATTATTTGTAACATCAGTGTCGGTAGAACTATAATTAGCAATAGTGAATGTTGCAGTACCACTACCACCCAATATAGTTATAGTGTCACCATTTACATATCCAGTACCAGGATTATTAACAATAACTAAATCAACTATAGTACCTGATTGATTTACATTTACAGTCATTCCCGTGCCACTACCGCCTGATGTAGATACGCCAGATTGACTACCATAACCAGTACCACCGTTTGTAATAGTGGTAATATTATAAATTGCATGAGTTTTTAACGTTAAATTACTATTAATAGGGGAAGCGTGTATATTAGCAGTTATAATATTAGCATTAATATTACCAGTGTATGTTGGTAGATAATTTGCAACATTGCTATTAGCATATGTACTACTAATTCCACTTAGTATACTTGTACCATTAGCATAGTTAATTTTAGAAGTATTAGTTGGTAATGTTAAATCACCACTTGTGTCAAATGTCCAATTCAGTGCATTAGCAGTTATGACTACATTAGCTGGATCTAATCCTATTCCAGGAACAGTTCCTAGAGTAGTATTGTAATTACTAATTGTTCTATTATACGAACTACTATCAGTATATTCTTGACCATCTAACACATTCATCAATAACAATAAGTTGCTATCAATATCAAATGTTTCTGTTGTTGGTGTAAAGTTTTGTGTATATCTTACTACATCTGATATACGAATCCCAGTTATTTCACCGGGGAAATACTGATAATTGTTATTTGGGAATCTACCTATAGTAATAGCATTACTGCTAGTGTAATTAGCAGGACCACCGTAGCCTTGAGTATATGTTTGTGCTACGCCGTTATAATATACTACTGGTCCAACGTTATTATTAACAACTGCTACATGGACCCATTGTCCTGGAGTAGGTTCTGTAAAGTATAACGCATTACTTTGTGTACATAGAATACTAAGTTCGCCACCGGATATAGTTATACCCATGTAACATTCTACGGCGTTGTCTTGTTCTTGAGTTATTAATCTCCAAGGTACACCAGTACCAACGCTCGTTGCATTCATTTTAATTCTGAACTCAAAAGTCCATGTCTTACCCATAATCCAATCAGGTGAACTAGGAATAGTCATATACCCACTAGTACCATTAAGCACTATAGATTTTGGTATCGGTGTTCCTTGACCACCTGCAATAGTAAGATTAGCACCAGTTGACGCTTGTAAGTCATCAGTAGTTACACTATTGAATATAACATTGTTGCTAGTGTTTAAGTCTTGATTGAATGTCGCTATCGTTGGCTTACCTGAAACATTAGCCCAGGCTACTGAATTTGCTGAACTAGCAATTGTTGCATTTGCTACTGTTCCAGTAACATTAGCACCTGCTAAAGATGTTAGTGAACTACCGTTTCCACTGAATAGTTTTGCTTTAAGTGTTCCGGTAGATACATCAATTGTTACGTTACTAGTGTATTTTAAATTGCCATCGTATGTCATCACATCCATGTCACCAGCACTAGAGTTATCTAATGTGGTTGATGGAGTAACAGAGGAGGCTGCAAATACACCATTACCATAAAGAACATTACTTGCATTACCGTCTGTATTAATAGATGATATATTACCTAAAGTTGGTGTTCCAGTTAAATTAGAATACGCACCACTAAACAATGTTGGCTTACTTGTCAAATCATTATAATTACCACTGAACAGTGCTGGTTTGTTAGTTAAATCAACATAGTTACCTGAGAATAAAGCTGGCTTGCTTGTCAAATCATTATAATTACCACTGAATAAAGCTGGTTTATTAGTTAAATCAACATAGTTACCCGAGAACAATGTTGGCTTACTTGTCAAATCATTATAATTGCCACTGAATAGTGCTGGTTTACCACTTAAGTTAGCCCATGTTATATTAGCAACAGTATTACTTACATTACTTACGTTACTATTTGTAGCATAATTAGCAATGTTTGGTGCACCACTTAGATTAGCATATGTAATGTTTGCAACAGTATTTGATAGTGCTGATAGATTAGAAGTAGTTGCGTACCCACTTAAATCAGCACTGGTTAAGTAACTACCTGCCAATTGATACCCAGATAAATCAGAAGTAGTTGCGTACCCACTTAAATCAGCACTGGTTAAGTAACTACCTGCCAATTGATACCCAGATAAATCAGAAGTAGTTGCATACCCACTTAAGTCTGCACTAGTAATGTACCCTTGACTTGTTACATATGATTGTGTCGCATAACTACTTAGATTAGGAATATCATCAAAGTTTGCTAACTTAATCCAATTGCCACTGTGTGCCATATAGCCATGTTCGGTTACATGAACGTGTGCAAACATTCCATGTTTACTGCTTGCATTAGGCAAATCAATTTCAGTTGGGTAAAAAGTCCATATTAAATCTTCTGATTTTCCACTTGTCGCTACTGTAGCTAAATTTGGCTTGTCACTTAAATTAGCATAAGTTACATTTGCTATTGCATTTGCTATTTTATTATCAACTACTGCATTGCTTGCTAATCCAGCGATACTAGGAATGCTAGGTTTATTAGATAAATCATTATAATCACCAGTAGTTGCAACTTGCATCAAACTTGGTGGATTTAGTAAATCAGAAAAATTACCAGTTGTTGCTACTGTGGCTAAATTAGGTTTACCACTCAAACTAGCATAAGTTATGTTTGCAATTGCATTGGTCACATACCCGGTGTTTGTTAAATTAGATGGAATATTAGATAAATCATTATAGCTGCCCGATGTAGCTACTGTAGCAAATATGGGTTTGCCAGTTAGACTACTCCAAGTAGAAGTTGCTACTTGTTGACTAGTCCAGCTTAAATTTCCGCTACCATCCGTTTTAAGAATATACCCATTACTACCGCCTGCAATTTTAACATTTCCCACATTTCCTAAATTTGCAGTGTTAGTTGTCGTGATATTTCCAACATGAAATGTTTCAGCAGTTAATATGTTTGTAATCGCATCATAAGTAAGTTCTGGGTCGCCGGTAGCTATGTTACCTTTGTTAATCAATACTTGATTGTTTGCTCCGGCTGTATTCAAGTTATATTGAATAATATTGACAATAGTATTGCCATTAGATATGTTATCAGTTGGATAGCGAATTTCGCCGTCAATACCCGGTGTACTAGGAACTACTATTCCGGGGTCTGCTGATGTGTTAACGAATAATTGTGATGGATCTTGTGGCATTTCTTTTCCTTATTATGGCCTTAAGAGTGGGGGAATGCCCGCACGACTTATTTTACTACCTAATTTACTTGCATTCTGTTTCATAGTCTCTGGACCAATGTCAACGGTTAATGCAGTTTTATATCTAGGATCATTTCTCTCTTTATAACTAGGGATATAACCACTAGCACTTTCAGGTAAACTTAATCTTTCACTATGTAGAACATCAAGTTTATCGTATAATTGTTTAATAATACCTTTACTACGTAATGCTTTGAATGCTAGATTCTCAGGACCAAACTCACCGTGTAAATGTAGTCCGTTCTTGCGATATTTTTTAATCTTGTCTATCACAGTTTGTATCTTATTTGGATCATTGTGCTTTAATGCTACTTTAGCTAAGTCACGCATTTTGTTGAACTTTAACTTAGTTGCCATTTGGTCTAAGTTAGCACGTGATTTCTTAGGTAATTTGATCCATTTGTCATGTAGAATGCTGTACTCACCCAAACTGATAACTGGTTCGTTAGCGTCTTGTATGTATAATTCTACTTCATATCCGTTTACAATGATATCATGTGTGTCATTGTATAATGTCTTTTTAGCGTGAAACAATTCACGGTAAACTAATTCGTCATTTAATTTGCTCATATCTACTAGGATATGTAAGTCTATATCACTGTGCTTTGTATAAGTGTAGGCTGCATTACTACCAGATAATGTGATGTCCATTACTTGTATATTGTCAAGACCTAGATGGTCAATAAAGTCACCCGCAATTAACAATAATTGCTCTCTTACGTCATCACGCATGGTGTCTCCGGCAAAAACTGCATGATTTAGATCATCATGGAAGTAAATTGCGTCATGGAGTTTGAAACTGTCTAATTCTTTAAGGTTCATAGCTATATTTATGCAAAAAGGCTAACGCAGTCTCCTACGTTAGCCTTTGGGGGTAAGAATGATACTTTTTAAGCGGCTGCTTCTACAGTAGTTTCTTGTGGTGTTGCATCAACAGTTGTAGCTGAGATAGCTTGTTGTTCTTGTTGTTTCTTTTGCAAATCTTGAATATACATTGGACCAATTGTGTCCATCAAGTGTTGTTGATTTTCCATACAGAATACATATGAACCTGAGTGACGTAGCAATACACGTTTGTCAACATATACTTTACCACCGATATCACGCCAGTTTTCGCAGAATGTCCAGTCTTCACTGTAGTAACGATTCTGACGAACTGCTGTGTCAAAATATGTTTTCAAGTGTTGGTCATACTTTGGATCTAATCCAATGTCGTTTTTGTATTGCTTTACAGCTGGGTGTGTCTTAAGCTTTTCGAATACATGGCGCTTCATTAACAAGAATCCAGTACCTGCTTTAGATACTTCTTGGAATCCATCACTACCTTCTTCTGCACCCTCAAATCCGTTAACAACCCATTTAATGGGCATAGTCTTCATTGGGTACAATCCACCGATAACATCTACGTCACGGTTTAGCAATACTAACAAGTGCCATGGTTCCCAACCAATGTCAGCGTCAACAAAGAATAAATGAGTTGATTCTGTTTGTTCTAAGAACTTTGCAGTTAGTGTGTTACGGGCACGACTGATAAGACTTTCGTTAACCATTGTTTCCAATGTCCAGTCAATACCAAGTTGACGGGCTGTGTTTGCCCACTTGATGAATGACATGAAAGTTGATTCAGTCAACATACCACCATAGCATGGCATAGCGATATGCACACGGGTAGTACGCAAGAAATCAACGTTAACTTGAACTTGATTTCCCTGAGCTTGCTTTTGCTCTGCTGCCGCTTGTTCAGCGATTTCCTGCACCTGTTCTACGGGTACAGTTTTCTCTTCGGTTTTTTTGGTTTTCTTTGTTGCCATTTTGTCCTCGTTAAAATGTATAATTATTTACACACTGAGGACCGGTACGAAATATTTTTATTCTTCGTCTATATAATCAAATGATTCGTTTGTATTTGTTTTTTTGGGGCGATTGATACTTACTTTGATAAACTCTTTATCGTCTTGTTTAGGTGATGGTTTGTCTTTATAATTCTGAATATCCTGATATTGTTTGATGGCAGATTGTTTGGTTACTTCTTTAACTTCTTCTTCCGCCACACCTTGCTTGGGAATCAACAACTCAGGCATGCGATATTCACTAACATCTACTGGATATGGCTGTAATGATGCTTTGTATGCCTCAGCATACTGTTGTTTTTCCACTGTGGTTTTGGCTCTGTAAAACTTGTTGGCAATGGCCATGTCGCCCACCAAAGTTCCCGGTGGAATTGAAATCTTTTTTGGACCGTAGTATTTTAATTTGTCAGAATCTTTGTTGGTCAAACTGTAAAAGGTTGATTCCCATTTGTCTGGGTGCAAGGCATATTGTGCAGTTGCTCGTTCTGGAACAAACTGTGCCAGTGTATCTGCACCGGGATGAAATTTACCCAACTTGGATAAACTTATAGCAGTATCATTGCTTTTATCTTCCGCCACACCTTGCTGGCTTTCTTTAAGAGCAACCTTCATCAATTTGACAAATTGAATTTTCTTTTCTAATGAAGCTTCTTTCAATAAAGGTTTCGCTTTGCGAACAATATCAATCACACTTTCTTTTAGTGCTTTATCTTTGATTTGTTTAACTGCTTTTTGTTTTGGCTCTTTGACCTTTTTAGGTACGTTTAATCTGCTTTTTGCTCTGTTCATAAATTCTAATACCTCTGCGTCTGATAATGCATCGGGCATAGCTTCACGCCAGTATGCAAATTGTTCTTCTTCTGTTGCGTTAGGATTTATTAATATCTCACGCATTGGAGTTGCTCTTGGTCCAGCTTCACTTTGTGCTGGGTCATTTACTTGCTGTCGTGAAATTATTTGTAAACTTTCTAAGCCATAGCTTTGATAAGGTACATTACCTGATTTGTCTGGTTTCATTAACCATTGAAAGGGTTGAACTTGGTCTTCGCCCAACACTAATAATACATTTTTGTATTGTTGACCAACAGACGTTAACACTGATGCTAAAGTACTTCCTGCATGAAAAATACCAGCATATTGCGGGAACACTTTTTTATATATGAATAGTTTTTCTTCTGGCGTTAATGGATCATCTTTACCCATTGTTTCTGATACAAAAAAGAACGGTGTTGCTTTTAATTCTTGTGCTTGAACTATAACTGCTTGCGCCAACAACATATGACCTTTGTGACCCATGCCACGTCCCCAACCTACCACAGCATCTGCTTGTGGTTGTTGCAACGCTTCAATGATATATTGTTTTAAACTCATATCTTTTTTGGTGCCCAATTTTGTTGGTCAATTAATTTTAAGAATTGTCCGGGTAATGGATTGTCAAAACTAAGTTCAGGATGTGCTTGTACATATCCTTCTGGATTAGTTTGCATAATGCCACCATGCAGTCCTAAACTTAATGACTTAATTAATTGCATCTTAGCATTAGTTAGTCCTTCAACTGCACCTAGTGTAGCTTCATAACCTTTTTTATCTGCTAACATACCCTGTGCTTGACCTTCGCTTAGATTAGCTTGTGCCCATTGTGGAAAGTCTCTGACTAATCCTTGTGTTCTTAAATGACTATTAAGATATGTGTATAATATTCCACCTGGCTTGCTTAAGCCCTTTTTAGGTGCAAGATAATTATCAATGATATTAGCGTTACTACTAATAAAATTACCAACTTTGTCAATGTAACTTGTATCAACACCGGGCATTTCTTCTACATAAGTAGTGCCCTGTACAATAGCATCGGGTGTAGATAAACTTTCTGCATTTGGATATCTACCTTCTTCTGTACTACCCAATTTATCATACCAGCCAGTGGCTGCTACCATTAACTTTGCCTTTAACTGTTTAGGTGTACCGATTTGTTTACCTAAATTACTATCTACTGGAATATGAAACCCAGTGATGTTAGGTTTGAAGTCAAATGTTTTTGTGTTTTTGTTATAAACAGGCATTGCACTTTGGCCGTCTGGTTTAGTACCGGGATAAAACAACAACCCACCTTCTAAGAATCCTTTTTGTGGACTAATCTTTTCAAAGTAAGGCCACATCTGTGCAAACTGTTTTGCAAACTGAACTCTACTTTCATCGTTTGGATCAGCATTTCCTGTACCCATAACAAAAGCATATATATCATTTGCATTATTCATTAATGTAGGTGCCCCACTACTTGTTTGTGTCTTACCTGACTTCAAGTATGCCCATGCATTCTTTGGAATCATTCTAAAGACACCTCTTTCGTCACGGCCCCAGTATACGACAGGCATGCCGTCCCATTTTAATTCAATTGAATCATAATTATCAACCATGTGACTCATACGTTCAACTGCATGTAGTCCACCGCTACTACCATTTGAAATGACGAGGTCTTCTATGTGTTGGTACTTACGTCCAACACCGGGAGCTGCCGCTTCAAATAATAATACGTCTGATAATTTCATTTTCTGTGTTTTTGTACAAACTGTTCGGCTAGCATTACTAATTCTTGTAATTCTTCTATACTCTCACAATTCCATCTGCGTAGTGCTAATGCTTTGGGAGTCGGTTTACCGTTAGGTTTTTTCATAGGACCCTTGTTACCGCTCATTCTAGCACAGAAACTTTTACGGCGTTTGGCAGCTTTACTTCCTGGTTTTAGTTTACTTGGTTTAGTAGTAACTGCTGTTTGTAATTTGCTGCCTGGATTTTCTCTGCGATATGCTTTTACAGCTTTGCGGCTCATTCCTGAAGTCTTGTCACGATGATTAACCTTATTCCAGTCTTCTGTCACGCCTTCATCTGTTCCTTTTCTTGAGTCTGGCATATTCATCTGACGATAATCATCTGGCCAATCAAAAACAATTTCTTCATAGCATTTGTAAACCTTAAGTAATTCTGCCGCCTCAGGATCGTGTTTTGCCGCGTCTATTAGAGTTTCTCCTACATCACGTTCATCCCACGCATCTCTATAGTCTTTTGGTCCAAACTCATCCCACGGATCAACATTATCACCAAACCATACTAAAGCATCGTTTACATTTGTATATCCATTTCTTCGAGCCCATTGAGCAAAATGCTCATGGTATGGTTTTCTGTTTTTTCGAGCCCATTGTATCAATTCAGGAATGCTTGTTGGTATCATTTCTTTGTCAGGGTATTTTGGCTCAGCAGTCATTCTGCTCATCATTGTGTCAAACTTTTGATCGCCTGTTGCCTCCGACATGTTTTTTTTCTTTTTCTTAGCAATAGCTATAGCTGCCTGTTGTTTAGGGTTGGCTGCTTCAGTTATAATCTCAGTTATTTTCATTTTAACATCTCCAACATATTACGAAACCATTCATTTACGTTTGGTGTAGCTTGTTGCCAACTACGTCCAGCACGTGCTGAATTCATAATTTCTTCTTTGCGTTTAGGATCAGGTATCTTTGCCATCATAGATTCTACACTTCCTAAATCAGCACCTTTTGCACCTCTACCTAATAGATATTGTGCAATAGTATCCCAATCATCACTTAATAATTCGGCTTTTTTACCAGCCGCATCACGCTTATACAATCCTTCATCAGGACTCCATAGCATACCCTGTGTACTAGCAAGTGCATTCATAACTAGTTGTTTGTTCACACCCTTATAAGGACTACCTTTTGGTATATCATGTCTATGATATACTGCAACTTTGTGAGCATTTTTTACAACTTTAATGTCAACTTGATAGAACTTATTATCCATTGGGATTTTAGAATGTACGGTTACACCTGCTAATCTTGTTTCAATGTTTTGTTTATTTAAAAAATCTGCTAATGCTCTGCGTGTGTCTGATGCATCTTTTGTTTGAAACTGTTGCATTAATGTAGATAATTCTACCATTGAATCTAAATCATTTGACGGAACAACTTCGCCGTTTGTGTCATAGCGAGGTTTCCAGCAAGAACCGATTACTTCTAATGTAACTCCCAACGGTGATAGGTATTTTTGCGTTGTATCAGACAGTGGTTTTCCAACAACAGACGGGTCAAAGTTAGTCTCAACGTCTGGCCAAATGTTTCCACCTTCAAATAATTTCATTTTAGTAACTTACCTTAATACTTTGAATTGTTCCTTGACTGAACATATTTATTTGCGCTCTCATCCAAACAAAGTTGCCTTGAATATTAGTATAATTGATTTGTGTTAGATTATTTGCTTGGATAGTATGTACA